CGAACTCTTCTTGCTCGATAACTGTCAATGCTTGATCATTCGTCAATCCATCGTCATTGAGTAAAGAACCCAAGTGAGTTTCTACATCAATAACTAAATCTTTTAATCTACTCATTTACTTCCTCCATAAATACATTTCATAAAATTTTTCATTTCATCTTCAGAGAGATGAATTGTACCTTCTTCAATCCACTCTCCATTTTCAAACATATCAATACCATTTTTGCTTAAAATAAATTCTCTAAAACTAGGGACTTTTAAGAAACCCTCGACCATTAGACCATGAGATTTACTTATAGTAGACATCCCACATTCCCATCTACTAATCGTTGCATCTCCAAAGCCTAATAACTTTGATAGTTCTTTAGCACTTTTATATCCCATCTCTTTTCTTAAAGACTTTATTTCTTCTGCACTTATGATATCCATATTTACCTCCGTAATAGTTATATAATCTTTTAACATTTTATTACAAGTCTTTGCAACTTTTATTTAGTTAACATGTTAAATAAGCTATGAACTGGTGGTTGAATTAGCACCACCAATTACCTTATTTGTTTTTCAAAATTTCACGAAAGTTTCTACCCAGTTGTTTGTACTGGGTGTTTTCTTCTTTCAATTTGTCTACATGATTTACAATTTCATTCCATGAAAAAGAAGTAAATATCGTTTGTTTTTTATTATATTTAAGTTTGTCTTTATCAATTGAAAAAGGAATCCCAATATCTTTGTTACAAAAAGTACTGATATGAATTGGAAGACTACCCACAGTATATGTAGTGTCATTTATTTTTTCCCAATTTGTTGGTATTTTTACTTCATTCATTTTTTAACCTCCATAAGTTATAATTAAAGACTAAACACAGATAAAATATATGTCAATAAGTTTTTGCATTTATTCACAATAGTTAACATGTTAAATTCCTGGATTTTGTTTCCAATTTCTAGGGTTATCTTTATCTTCAAATGAAATAAACTTTTCATTCAATTGATAGATAACTCTATTATCATTTAACTTGTTAAGTAACTTTGGCATTTCGGCATCATCTTTTAATGCAAACAATTCTTCATTTTTAGTTCTGATTGCATTTGGAAAATCGTTTGGATGTAGTCTTGCTTTTCGAAGATCAACTCTTGTTACGATTGCCCAACCATGATCATCATCAATTAAATAAGGTATGTTTAAAATTCCTATCATCCTCTTTTCTCCTCTTCGTCTATTTGTCTACAATATAAAGTTATGCCAAAGTCATAACCCTCTTTGTAGTAATGATGAGATTGAGTGGTATCTCTTATTCCATGTATCAATCCATCTACTACACCATCTTTAAATTTTTCTATAACTTTGTTTTTTTCAATTTGCTTTTCTAATTCAATTAAGTTCATTACTTCCTCCCAACTCTGATTAATAAATCTTGAGGTATCGAGGATAAATTCTCAGTCCATCCTCGACCTCCACATGATTGACATGTAATTACTTCATCACAACTAATTGGTATGTTTCCATGTCCAACACATTCTTCACATTCATATTGTAAAGTCGCCCCACTATCCTTGAGCATTGTCAATTGACCATTGATCATTATACTTCCTCCCACAAATTACCTTTGACATTTTTGTTATGAAAAAACATTACACATAAAAATCTTAACTGTTTGTAAGTAATATCCTCGTCACAAGTAAAACCAAACTCTTCAGAAAAATATTCATTGAATGATCTTTTGTCGTTTGCAAGATATTCATTCCATAATTGTTCTATCTTATGTTGATCATCTGCAATTCGATCATTGTAACGATTTCTAAAATCTTCTGCTTTTTCCCAAACATTTATAAACTTTCTAAGACATCTTTCTTGAATGTTTGATAATGTTACATTCCCACAATGATGATCATATAGAAGATCATCGGCACTAATTAGAGGATTGAATTTATTTCTTAACAACCATCTATCATATAGTTTTGTTAATGCTTTAAAACTGTCCATTATTTACCCCTCCATTTGTTATTTTCTTTAGACTAATCTCTATAAAAACAATTGTCAACAACTAATTGCAACTATTTACAATTATATTTACTTATATAGTCTTTTTCACAACGAAAATAAATTTTAAAAAGTTTTTGAATATAGGTGTATAATCGTAATAATTGTAACAATGCAGTAAAATCAATAACTTATTCTTCTATTTTTATTACAAATTGTTACAATTATTACACTTCAAATCACTACCAAAACGCACACGAGATTTTGTTTTTTCTAAATTGATTTGGTTGTGAAAATCCCTATAATAGCCATATGGCTAATAAATCAAAACTAACACCTAGACAAAGAGAGTTTGCTAAACACTATGTCGAGGGTATTTATTCTGCAAAACAATGTGCTATTAAAAGTGGTTATGCAGAGGATAGTGCAAAATTTCATGCATCTAAATTATTAAATGGAAAAGATTTTCCTTTAGTTACTGAACATATAAAAGAACTTCGAGATGAAAGGGAAAGAAAATATGGAGTGACATTGATTGGTCAATTAAAAAGATTATCTGAATTATCTCATAGAGCAGAAGAAGAGGGGCAATTTTCTGCATCAATAAATGCAGAGAAAACAAGATCGGCATTAGGTGGATTAACAGTTGATAGACGAGAACAAAATCACATTCATCAACTTGATAAATTAAGTCGAGAAGAAATTATTGCTAGACTTCAACAAATCAGATCAGATTATCCTCATGCTTTTGTAGAGGGTCAATTTAAGAAAGTAGACGATGATGGAGAAAAATCTTTGGTTGCTATTGAAGAAAAATCTTCCTCCAAAAACTCATTATCAAAGAGTTGAAAATAGAGTATCAAATGGAATGTGTGACACTTTTTTATGTCACAATGGTATTTCTGTATTTGTTGAATTAAAAACAACTAAAAACAACCACATTTTATTACAAAGATCACAAATTGCTTGGAATATGTCGCTTTTTAATTCTAAAGGGTTATCTTTTTTCTTGGTAAAGCACCTCTTGACCTCTGACCTATTTTTATTTGAAGGGTCTCAAGCCATTGAATTATCTGACAATGGTCTTTTGACAAAGGCTATTTTACAGACGAAAGACATAAAAGAAATAATAAAATTCATCTTTGGCAGCCGTTAACATGTTAACTATCCAGGCCTTTAACATGTTAAGGGTTTTGCGTCTTGCGATTTGTGACCGTTTATGGTGGTCAAAGGATGTCTTGCGTCTTGCGATTTGTGACCGTTTGTTATGAAAAAAAAAGAGACTAGGAGGGGAGGAATTCCTAGTCTCTAGAGCTTGATAAGTGAGCTATCCCGATTAGCTCATTCATTGATTAACATGTTAAATTGTTTTTTGTCAATGCTTGGGATAAGAAATATTTTTTATTTTAGGATCATAACAAGCTTTGCAATCTAAACATTTTCCATCTTGTTTATATGCGATACATTCTAAACCAAAAGCTTTTTTATTCTCATGTACTGTAGATGTATTGTTAAACTCTTTTAATGGTTCTTGGTCAATGTTTGGGGATGACATTCTTAAAACTACATTGTCTGGTAATTTTTGAATTTTTAAAGCTTGTCGCCATATCTTATATTCTTTGGATGGTATCCAATGTTTTATATCTGGTGTTAGTCTGCAAATTTCTAAAATGTTCAATGCCATAATTACGTTTTGAACATCCCCACTATCAAACCATCTAAAAAACTTTTTTCTTAATGATGATAATAACCAAACCATAATGGGAATAAAATTTGGACTGTTAAAGAATTCTAAACGTCTAGCCATTGCATCCTTAACCACTGGGAAAACATAGCATCCTTTTAATGCATAGCATCCACTACAAACAGTACCAGGTTTTTTTGCAAGTTTAGAACCAGTCTTGCATTTTCTAGCATCTAAAGAAATTGATTTAACGCCTAATTTAGATGTATTGGAAAGCATTCTTTTATAGAATGCCTTCTCATTTTTAGATAAGTTAATCATTATTTTTTCACCGAAATTCTTTTATGTGCTTTTTTATAATGTCCTTCTATCCAAGTTTTCTTGATGTGTGTAATTTTAAAATCTGGATTTTTAGTTTTAATAATTTCTTCTTTTAAATCTTTTATTTGAATATCTAATAATCTTTTCATAGATGTAAAAGAAATATATTGATCAACAATATCTTGATTATTGATTTTTTCGATTTGCTTTTTAAAATTATTTATTTTCATTTTTATCTCCTCTAAATAAATATAACTATTTATAACAAGTTTTTACAACTATTACAAGAACTTTTTAATTAACATGTTAACTACGGTCGCTTGACCTACGGTCAAGCTTATTACGGTCACGACCTACGGTCGTGGTTTATATACGGTCTTTTTCGAGCAAAAAAAATGAGAGCATAAATGCTCTCATTCTTCGAGGATAACCCTTTATTTAAATTGTTTTATTATTTGTATTATTGAATAATAAATTGTTGTTAATGTGATAGTAAATATTAACAATGCACCTAATGGAACATAACCAATCATTTGGTCTAATGATAGCACCAACAATATTGTTGATGCTATTAATAAAATCATTAAGTAAATACCTTTTAACATTATGCCACCTCTTCTTCTTTAATTTCTTCTTCGTCTAAACTTAAAAGATATTCGCTAGATGTTTTTGACAATGAAAAAGCTTTAAAGATTGCTTTGTTATCTTCTTTTAAAACCTCTAACCAATTGTTTAAGTATCTTCCATGGTTTGGTGTTGGTGTTTTTGTAATTCCAAGATGTGAACATAAAAACGCACTACCAATTTCTGCAACTAATTCTTCCATTGCATATGCTTTTGATCCAAATCTATTTTTAAGATCTCTATTACATCTAGAATTATGACCAGTCCAATGTGTGATTTCATGTAATAAAGTAGAATAATAATATTGCTCTTTTGTATTTTCTTTATCGCCTTTGAAATCTTCCTTTGGTGGCATTCCAATGAAATCTTCTGTTGGAATATAAAAAGCTTTATTACTTGTTTTTATATCTGCACCAATATTATTAACAAAAGTATCTGTTTTAAAGTGTGCTTTCCAATCGTCAATTTCTTTTGTTTCAATTTCTTTTGTTTCGTATCCTTCAACTTGATCTGCATTAAATACATTAAAATATTTTAACATAGGAATTTTAACAGTTTTTGTTTTATCTTTTTTGTCTTCATATTCTTTAATATTCCAATAAAGTATTTGTGTAGATTTAGAACCTTTTATTACTTTAGCATTAAGATTCTTCCATTGGTTATATGTTGCCCATTCATTAGATTTAAAATTATTCTTATGAACAGATAAACCAATGGAAAAACAGTTTAAACCTTGATATGGTTTTTTACTAACTACATTATGATGTCCATTTATAATGCTTGTTGTAAATGGTTTAAACCATTTCATACTGTTGTTTTCCATTTGCTCAATAACTTGATTAGTGAAATCTTGGTAAAGATCTTTTTTGATTTTAACTTTCATTTTTTTATATCCTCATTGTTATGTTATATCTAATTATTACAACATATTATAATTAATTGCAAGTATAAAATAAAATAAATTAACATGCTGTTGAACTTTTTAATTAACATGTTAACGACCTGGATTACTTAACATGTTAAGCATTGGGGTAACTTATGCTATTTCCAGATTTAATTAACATGTTAACGATCCCCCTCCCCCCAAAAATGACCGTACATGTGTCTACATGTACATGTATTATGTTAGCTTGATAAATTCATTCAGATATATTATCGTTCGGACATGAATTTAGATTCGCTACCAAAAGAAGTGTTACAACAAGTTCTACAACTTGAAGAACAAAAGAAAAAACTTGAAACTCGTGAGTTGGCAAGGGACAAGTTTATGGCGTATGCCAAACATGTATACGAGGGATTTATCGAAGGACGGCATCACAGAATAATAGCTGAGAAGCTTGAGGCGATTGCCGATGGTAAATTGAAAAGATTAATTATCAATATGCCCCCCAGACATTCCAAGTCTGAATTAGCCTCTTATCTTATGCCTTCTTGGTTTTTAGGAAGGAACCCTAAATTAAAAATAATACAAGCTACCATGAACACTGAACTTGCGGTAAGGTTTGGAAGGAAGGTTCGTGATCTCATAGCTGATCCTATCTATAGCGATGTGTTTCCAGATACGGACCTCAAACAGGATAGCCAGGCGGCTGGAAGATGGGAAACGAGCCGTGGCGGGGAATATTTTGCCGCAGGGGTGGGTGCAGCAATGACAGGTCGTGGTGCAGATTTATTAATTATTGATGACCCACACTCTGAACAAGATGCGTTGTCTTCGACAGCGTATGACAATACATATGAGTGGTACACTTCTGGACCGAGGCAGAGATTACAACCGGGGGGTACCATAATAATTGTGCAGACAAGATGGTCTAAGAAAGACCTCACGGGTAGATTAATTACAGATCAAGCAAAAGACACTATGGCAGATCAATGGGAAGTGGTCGAGTTTCCAGCTATACTTCCTAATGAAAAAGCGTTATGGCCCGAATTTTGGCAAGTTGATGAATTGTTAAAGGTCAAGGCTTCACTGTCCATTGGCAAGTGGAATGCTCAGTGGCAGCAGAATCCTACATCTGAAGCCGTGGCAATGGTCAAGCGTGATTGGTGGCAGTTATGGGAGAGGGAAGACACACCGAGATTGGATTATATTATTCAGAGTTACGATACGGCTTACAGTAAAAAAGAGAGTGCTGACTATAGTGCTATAACGACATGGGGTATTTTTGAGCCGAAGGAGAATGGCGAACAGCATATTATATTGCTTGATGCGACAAAGGGGCGTTGGAATTTTCCAGAGTTAAAGGACATAGCGATAGAGCAGAATGAATATTGGGAGCCAGATTTAATGTTAATTGAGGCAAAGGCATCTGGTCAATCATTAGCGGATGAGATGCGATTAATAAATTTACCCGTAGTTACATTTAGTCCTGGCAGACGCAAAGGGGGTAACTTA